GTTACTGCAGAAAGGACCTGGATACTTCCAGGCTCATTCATCTGGATCATTACCCACGCGAGTACTTGACAAACCTATTGGGTTTTCTGCTCGCGTAGATTCTAAAGCACCAATTAGTTACATAGATACTTATCATGCTAACGTTTATGGTACATGCTCAGGTATGGCTACAACGCGATCGGCAATTCGTGAGAGTATATTGGCACCGGGCCTTACTCAGACCTTAGGGTTTGCTAACAAATGGGGACCTCCTAATTTGAAACCACATGGACAATCGTGGAGGCCCTGGTACGATACATTAATACATTTAGTGGATCCGCGCCATAATGTTAATCCAACATTGCTAGAATATGCTAAAAAGGATTATTTGAGTGGTCTGCTAGATAAAGTTCCCTTAGTGGGACCGGACATACGCAAACTGACCCACATGGAAACCGTGTGTGGTCGTGATGGAGTACGTTTTATAGATGCCATGAACATGAGCACATCAATTGGTTTCCCCTTAGGTGGAGTGAAATCCGATTATATTAATATATTGGATTCATGTGACCACCCTGGTTTTGCTGCCCCGAAAGAGTTTTCTAAAGAACTCAATATCGAAGGTAACATTCTAGAATGTGAGGAAACTTATCTGAAAGGAATACGTTGTTACCCCATTTTCAAAGCGTGTTTGAAGGATGAAGCCACCAAAATAGGAAAAGATAAAGTACGAGTATTTGAATCTGCGCCAATTGTGCTGCAGTGTTTAATTAGGAAGTATTTTTTATCCTTAGTACGTTTTGTTAGTCTATTTCCGTTAGCTTCAGAATGTGCAGTCGGTATTAACTCACACGGTAATGAGTGGCAGGAAATGCATGATCACATTGTAACGTTTGGTGAACATCGAATATTAGCAGGAGATTATTCCAAATGGGATTTGCGGTTACCTGCACATTTAGTCGGCAGTGCGTTTGATGTTCTTATTAAGATCGCACAGGCTTCTGGAAATTACAGTTCTGACGATATCAAAATAATGCAAGGAATAGCTACTGATGTAACTTATCCAGTAATTGCTTACAATGGTACACTATTAGAATTGTTCGGTTCCAATCCATCAG